CAAAGTGAGGGATCTGCATCTTGTTCATATAAAAGAACTTGAATATCTCGTGATGGTATAAGGCGCGCAGTTCACGGATCTCCTTCTTCTCGTAGTGATGGATCTTGCCGCCCTGGAACGAAGTCCCTTTCATCTGGGCAGTCCCCTTCGGGTTCTCGGGAAGTTCAAAGAATATCCTCATGTCTTGTCCTCCTCGTACATCTCCGGCATAGGCATCCATGCTCGAACGTTTCCCATTGTGGAGAAGGCCCATTCGCCGGAGCCATCCTTCTTGATCTCCCACTTATCCATCGTGACATCGAACTTGTGCTCTTCCGTGCTCCACTCGGTTACGATGCACCAGCACTCATGATCGGGAAGTCTCTCTTTGCATGGAATCCACTGCATGAGCTGGATCTCTTTCTTGTTCTCGTAGTCAAATATCGTCAACTGTTCCATGTTTCACCTCCTTCAACGGAATCGTGATACTGTCATAGCCGAGAGCTGCGAAGATCTGCGCTACATTCTCCAGTTTCGGAGAGCGAACTCCGTTCACCCATTCATAGATCGTCTTCCTCTCCACCTGAGCCACTCTTGCGAGCGCCGTCTTTGATATATGCAGACGCGCGATCTCTTCTTCGAGTGTATTTGCGAACCATCTCGTTGCCGTGATGCTTGCCATGTTAGGTGTTGGTACTCTGTTCATTTGTCACCTCCCCAAATCCGCCATCTCGCTGATCTTGTCAAAGATAGCCAGTCCCCACGCCTCTGCGCGAGCTCTCTCGATTCTGCATCCTTCTGACTCCTGCCACCCGTCCATGAAGTAGACACCGTCACAGAGCTCCATGAGGACCATGTCTACGCGCATGAACTCTGAATGACTGAAGTCATCGGGCAGATACGCCGCGATCGCGAACGGATTGACGGGCTTATGTCCGAGCGCCTTGATCTGGATCTCGGCATAGCTGAACCGCACATAGGCCGTGTCGAGATGGTTTGTTATCGGTCCTGATATGTAGATCCTCATCAGCGCCAACTCCAGCCTGCATACTTCTCAGCTTCAGCTTCAAACTGCTTAGCTGACTTGTAGAAGGGACACTGGTCTCCCTCGTACCGACCGCCGCGTGACGGGAAGACGGTCGAAGTCAGCAGTCTGCAATATCCCTGTCCCCTGTTGGCGAAGCAGTCGTGGTGTGCTTCGCATCTTTTAAGTTCGTCTTTCATTAGTTTTCCTCCTTATAGTCCATCAAATTCGCATTTCCCGTTCTCGTCAGGACCGGAACATAGATCGCCGTATAAAATGCAGTAGTGAGAATTGAGCGGACACCTGTCTGTATATGTGAGCATTGTCTTCGGGGCTTCTATCTTTGCATTTGACTTCTCCGCTTCGATTCCGAGTATCATCTCTGCCCTGCTCATCAGTTCCTTTACATTAGACGGTGTCGGAAAGAATGGAGACTTCTCGATATGAAGCCGCGCGGCTCTGTAAACAATGCGAGCGTCTTCGGTACCGAATGCCATCTCCCATATATCGACGATGCCCTTCCCGTTCTCGATCTTCTGATTCGGATATGCGTTTCTGACGTATTTGAGTAAATTGATGATTTCCTCGCGTGTCATATATAACCCTCCTCCCTGAGCAGCCTGTCGAACTCATTCTCAAAGTCATCCGCCTTTTTAGCATCTTCCTTCGCTTTTCTTTCCCATGTCCTGACGGCTGCTTTCCAGTCCTTCATCTTGGTCTTGCCTCTCATCCACCCTGTCGCTGTGTAATAATCGACAAAGCGCTCCGGGTCGATTCCATTCCCCCGTTCGAGACAATAAGCCTTAACTTCATCGACTGTCGGAGGCTTAAAGCGAGTGCTCTCATTCTTTAGTTCAATTTCTTTAGTTCTTTTTATAGTTATTTCTTTAGTTGTATTGGTCTGTTCATTTTGAACACTTCTGATGTGTTCATTTTGAACACTTCTGAACTGTTCATTTTGAACACATCCATCTGTCCATTTTGACCACTTCGATTTGTTCATTTTGAACACATCGATTTGTTCATCGACAGACGCATACCATTTCGTTTTATCAAAGGGTATTCTGTTGTAGTTTCCGATGACGATCAGACCCTCATCAGCGAGCTTCTTGATACATCTCCTGATAGTGCTTTCTGACATATTAGGAAAGTGCTCTTTGAAGTTCTTTAAGGACTGAAATATCCACTTCCTGCCGTCGTGCTCTTCATTAGATTGAGCGCACCAGTAGGAGATGTATTCAAGAATAGCCGCCGACTTCTCTCCAACTATCTCGGCAATATCCGTGTCATATTTCCGAGTAGCCATAATCAGAATGACAGACCGCCGTCATCATCCGGGAACGGGAGATTATTCTGCTGAGGTTTCTCGGCCTTCTGACCGCTATCACCGACAACGAAATTGACCTGATCGACTACGACCTGATAGAAAGTGATTTCCTGTCCGTCTTTCTCGTACTTGTTCATCTGAAGGTTACCGATGACATTTATCGGCTTGCCCTTCGTGAAATACTGACATACAAACTCGCCCTTCTTACCCCACGCGACACACGAATGGAATGTAGTCTTCTTCTCGTTGTTTTTTCCGATCCTGTCATCAGCGATATAAAAAGTCGCATACGATGAGCCGTTCGGAGTTGTTTTGCTTTCGGGATCTCTTGTGAGCCTTCCTTCGATGATGATTGTATTCATTATTCTTCTCCTCCTATGAAACTGAAGATATCCATCTGCTTGTTAGTAACTTCTGCCGTCTGTAAGTTATGGACCGCGCACTTGTAATAACTGGATTTGAGTTCGATACCGATTCCGCGCCTGCCGTTAAGCACCGCCTGATATACTTCCGACCCGATGCCCATGAACGGAGTGAACACTATATCGTTCGGGTTAGTGTAGAGCTTGAGCAGTCTGTCGATGACATCCAACTGCAAAGGACAGATATGACGCTCGTCTCGACCTTCGCGAGCCATTTGAACATTGAGCGTGTTACTCTGGTTTATATCCCACCAAAACGGACTCGAATACTCATCGTACATAGGCGAAGCGACCTGCTGCCATTCATCGACTGGATACGATTCATTTGTATGAGTCACGGGCTCAGGGTTGTCTCCTGGCTTTCTCATAATGACCACATAATCAGGAATGCCCATTCTCGACATACAGCTATCCTTCTTGATCTGTTTATGAAGCAATCCGAGAGCCTTCGTTCTTTGCATAGCCGTGACGGGATTTTTCCAGATCGCGACCTCAGCATGATAAATGAAGCCTACGGACTGAAACTCGCGGATGAGTTCGCCTCTGAAGTCCTTGATCCCGATAAAACCGTCGCGCTCTTTGGACGTCGGAAGGTTCATACAATGAACTGCCATGATGCGCCCAGGCTTCAATATTCTGTAAAGTTCCGTAGTGATAAAATGGAAATGTTCAAAGAACTGCTCATCGTTTTTGCTGTTGCCGAGGTCCCTGTCACTGTTCGAGTAAGTGTAAAGACTCGAAAACGGCGGACTATAAATCTCAAAGTGAACGCTCTCATCAGGGATGTCTCTGATAACCTCGCAAGTATCCCCATTGATTAACTGATAGCCGTTTCCGACCTTCTGATCTATTACTTTCATGTATTACCTCCGATAGCTAATTTGAATTCTTGCGACGGCTTATAGTCCGTCGTTATCCTTGTTGTATGTTTAATCTCGCTCATGGTCACGTCTCTCATGAGTTCGATCATGTTGTTTTGCAGTTGGTCCATCTGGGCTTGTTTTTGCTTGATATTGTCGAGGACGTTCAACTCAGCTTCAGATATGATGATATGAACGTCGACATCGTGATCCTGTCCGTACCGCCAACATCGCCTTATAGCTTGGTAAAACTGCTCGTAACTGTCCGATATTCCGCAAAATACGACATCATGACAGTTCTGAAAGTTCATGCCGAATCCATATATCGACGGCTTGCTAACAAGTACCCTTATCTCTTTATCGGCAAATTTAAGAGCCGAGTTGGCTTTATGCTCAGGTGTATCGCTGCCCTTTACCTCGACACTATCCTCGATGGTCCTGTGTAAGAGATCGGACTCCGCATTGTAGTCACACCAGACGAGCCATTGATTATCAGGAGCCTCGTTTATAAGTTCGTTCGCCTTGTTCACCCTATCCTGCATTGAGTCTTTGCGAGCTTCGCGCCGCTCGGATAGTGTCTCCGCTCTGAATGCGATCAATGCGCCTTCTGTCGGTTTGCTCTCGACTATGTGCTCGATCAAATTGAGTTTAGGAAGGACATACTCATCGGATGGATATCCGAGATCTGCCGGATTCCTAACGCATACGGCCCACGTTGCGACCCATTCCCAGAACTTTTTCTCTCCGTAGCCTTTAAGCCTCCACTTTGATGTATCGCTCCCGTCATGTATAAAATAAGTCGCTAACATTTCAGTGCGCGTCATTATTCCTAAGAATTCGGCATGATTGCCTATTTCAGAGTGATCATTCGGAGACGGTGTCGCAGTACAAGCAAGTCGATAAGGTGTCATTTGAAACTTATCAATCAGCAGATTGCGAGTCGATGATGTGAATGACTTTAAGATAGAACTCTCATCCAACACTACGCACACGAATGACGATGCCGTGAAGTGTTCGATCATCTCATAATTAGTGATGTTGATCCCGTCTTTTACATCCGCTTGAGTTCTGCATATATTGATATCGTATCCGAACTTCGCGCCCTCTTTCTTAGTCTGACCAACTACGGCCAGAGGCGCGATGATGAGTGCCTTGCCGCCTGTCTTCTTATGGACTTGATATGCAAATTCCATCTGCATGATAGTCTTACCCGTTCCGCAATCGGTAAACTCTGCCGCCTTGCCCTTTTTCAGGGACCATGCAACTATCTCTCGTTGAAACGGAAACAGATGCGGATTGAGATCATCCTTGTCGACATCAAATCCGGCTTCGATCCTTTCGAGGTCTTTGGTCTTCAAAAATTCTTCGTAAGTCATGAATATTCCCTCAACTCTCTTTCAGGCATTCCGTAGAAGTCGCTCATCACTTTCCAGAACATATCAGTCCGGGAGTCGCGCTTTCTGTACTTTGACGCGTTCCTGTTGGTCATCCCGACTTCAGCCTTCTCGATTGCTGACCACGAATACCCCGTCGCTCTGGATACATCCTCGATGATGAGGCCGCGATCAATGCGGGCTCTTCGTAAATTGCTCATCGGGATTTCATAAGGGCTGCGCCTTCTCTTAACTGTTTTATCCATAGGCCACCTCACTCGATCGGGAACGGGAGCCCGGACTCATCGTCTTTGATGAATTCCTGAATAGGCGCGGATTGAGCTTGCTTGACGATTTTGCCGCAGTCGTAGCACAATCTCCGACCGCACTCTCTAAGGGTAAAGTTAGCAACCTGCTCCGCAGTCGCTTTCTCGTGCGCAGAAATAGGCTTTTTGCACCGTTCGCACGTCAGCGCGTCATTCTTTACGGGTTCGGGCTGTCGCGCCTTTTTAGCGACATTCTGCGCCTTGTTCACCTGACTCTGATATTCTTCGGTATCAACGTCTTTTGTGTCGTCAAGTAAGAAGAGGCCATTAAGGGCATATTTGCGAGCGTATGACGATGTCGCGCCTGTGACCTGAGCGTCATCCATTCCCTTCTTAGACTCTGCTTCCCTTGCGTATGCGGTGACTGTCAATGATGTTTCGATGTCGCTGACATTATGGATAGTTGCCGATGCTTTGACATAGTTTTTGCCGCCTATCTCGACAATCTCATCCGCAAGAGTGACATATACCTGATATTTAACCAGCAGGGGCTTCAGTGCTTCGAGAATGCCCTCGGCTGAGCGGTAGTTATAGCCTCCGAACTTGTTAATCTTATCCTTCGGCGCTTTGAGTTCGCACTGGATGTGATTGATCTTGCCGGCAAGATCTAATTTAAACGGCTTTGAGTTGGTCTTTTCTGAATCGGCCATATTCTTCGGTTCCTTTCTATCATTTGATTAAGATGGACTGTGAGCTTTCCAGATGCGCGATCCCTTCAAGCGCCGCACCGTCAGCCTTGAGATCTTCCGCGAGAAGCTTGCGGTCTATCTTCGGCTCCTGGGGAACGAGATACTTCTCCGGCACGTCTTCGATGTAGTTAACATCCATGACTACGGTCGGCGCGTTATTCCTGATGCTGAATGAGAAGGCTCCGCACTTTGTCTTGATCTTGCCCTTCTCATCCGGCGCGATCATAGCTATCATCGCGTCGCGCATGGCCGTCTTCATGTAAGAGATGCGCTTTTCAAGCGTCTGTCTCTTTGTCATTAGGCGGTCCTCTTCCTTTTTCAAGCCTTCGATGTCGCTCTCAAAGTTCTTGATGACTTTGGCATAGTTCTCCAGCTTGTAGTCGAGGTCTTCGCCCAGACAATCGAGTGCGGTCTGAAGTGTCTCCGCTTCCTCATCCGTCAGATCGGGATTTGATAAGAGTTCCGAGATGGTCTCAAACTCGGCATTAAGGTCATAAATCGAAGCCATATCACACCTCCTGCGACGGATAGCGAATGCCGGAAGCCTCGTGAGTGATGACGATGTGGTCAGACTTGTCAGCATCACGGTGTTCAAGTATCCATACGCGACGGGATAAGTTCTCGACCTGCGCAGACTTCTTGCGGAGGTCTTTTTCCATAGCTTTGATAGTTGATCTTGTGGTAAAATAGATGCCGAGGAATCCGAGAGTCGTTAATAACTGGACTGTCACGATTCCGAAAATGTACATCAGATTCATTGTTACTTATCCTTTCTTTTGTACTTGTCGAGGTCTGCAGCCTCGACATTTACTTTGAGTTCTTTCAGCTTGATCGCTCTTGCGATAGCTGCTTTCTCCTGATCCGTGAACTCCGCTTCGCCTCGCTGGATCTTCCAGAGTCTTGTCCTCCCCATGCAGGCCGCATCTGCGAGCTCCTGATTTGAGCGGAAGAAGCGACGGAGTGCCGGGTAGAGAGTCATACCGCCTCAGGTTGTTTATTTTCAACCTTTTTCGTAAAAAAAATACGATCTATATC